GCGTTCGTCTCTGACTACGGTCCTTTCTCCTTCACCAGTTTTTCCGCCTCTTGGTCCCACGATTTCAGTTTGTCCGGAACGAGGAACTTTTTCTCCGGGTTTATAGAGTTTATCTTTGCTCATGTAAATCACTTCCTTGTAAATTTTGCCAATAGCCAACTCTATTATAGCATAATTCGACAGGAGGCGTAATATTGATTCCGAATTCTCTAAAAATTGGTGGACTTACAGTAACGGTTAAAGAAAAGAGCAGCTTGGCTTCAAATAGAGATAAATTTGGCGAGTATTCGTTTATGGAGCAAAAAATAACGATAGATCAATCTCTCCCTGATAGTAAAAAGACTGAGACACTGTTGCATGAAATACTTGAAGCGCTTAATGGATATCTGGAGTTGGGAATACCGCATGATAAGTTAACAGTTTTAGGGTTTTCTTTACACCAAGTGCTTAGTGATAATAAGTTAAAATTTTCATGAGCATCCGGGCTTTTTTTTACCATAAAACCGCCGTGGAGGTGGGTGATATGTAGTGGCCAGAGCACGCAGCCCAGAGCGAGATAAGGCGTTTGAGTTGTGGAAAGAAAGCGGCGGACAGATGCCGCTTAAGGATATTTCTAATCAACTCGGCCAGCCCGAAGGGTCGGTCCGCGGGTGGAAAGCCAAGGATGATTGGGAAGGGCAATTAAACGGAACGCTCCGAAAGAAAATACGGAACGCTCCGAATAAGAAAAAAGCAAATAAGGGCTCCTCAAAGGAGCAAGAGGTCATTACTGCTGAAGAGTCTGAATTAACCGAGAAACAGCGGCTCTTTTGTCTTTATTACGTAAAGTGCTTCAATGCTACGATGGCGGCGATTAAAGCCGGATATGCGAAGGACAGTGCTCACGTAACGGGACCGAGACTGTTAGGAAATGCTAGGGTTCGCGAATATATCAAGCTGCTTAAAGGGCATATGGCCGAGGGACTTCTCGTCGACGCCATGGACATCCTCCAACTCTACCTGAAAATTGCGTGTTCTGATCCGACTGACTTCGTGACATTCGGCCAAAAAGAAGTTCATGTCGTTGGACCATTCGGCCCGCTTTACGAAGGCAAGGGCAAGAACAAAAAACCGGTCACAAAAATCGTTAATTTTGTGGACTTCAAGGACAGCTCCCACCTCGACGGCAGCATCATAACCGAAGTGTCGCAGGGCAAAGACGGAGTTAAGATCAAGTTTGCGGACAAGATGAAGGCACTGGAGAAGCTGGAGCGCTATTTTGACCTGTTACCGGATAAATGGAAACGAAAGATCGAAGAAGAGCGCCTGAAACTCGACCGGGAGAAGCTTTCCCTCGAAAAAGCCAAGGTTGGAGAACCGGAAGATACCCAGGATGACGGTTTCATGGAAGCCCTGGAAGGCAAGTTAGAAGACGCCTGGGACGGTTACGAAGACGGTGATGACGATGCCGAAGCTTAAGCTGGCACCGTTCAAGTGGGCGCCGTTTACCCGGAAGCAGCTGCGAGTCCTCACCTGGTGGATGCCGAAGTCGCCGGTCTGTGATAAAGACGCTATCATCTGTGACGGCTCAGTCCGCGCCGGCAAGACCGTAATCATGGCCTTCTCTTATGTCATGTGGGCGATGGCCACCTTCGACGGCGAGAACCTCGGCATGTCGGGGAAAACCATCGGCGCACTGCGCCGGAATGTGGTGCAGCCGCTGAAGCGAATCCTGCGCGGCCGCGGGATCGCGTTCCAGGATCACCGGGCAGACAACTACCTGACTGTTACGTACAAAGGTCGTACCAATACGTTTTACCTGTTCGGCGGCAAAGACGAGCGCTCACAGGACCTGATCCAGGGCGTCACTCTCGCCGGGATGCTCTTCGACGAAGTAGCGTTGATGCCGCAGTCGTTTGTAAGTCAGGCTACTGCCCGCTGCTCTGTCGAGGGGGCCAAGCTCTGGTTCAACTGCAACCCGGAAGGCCCGTTCCACTGGTTTAAGTTGGAATGGCTGGAGCAACTCGCGCAGAAGAATGCGTTCCATCTCCATTTTACGATGGACGATAACCCGAGCCTGTCCGAAAAGGTCAGAGCCCGGTACCGCCGGCTGTACAGTGGGGTTTTTTATAAGCGGTTCATCCTCGGCCTTTGGGTGATGGCCGAGGGCATCATCTATGACATGTTTGACGAGAACGTCCATGCCATAGATTGTCCGGACAGACACAGGGAATACGATGTCGCAATCGACTACGCGACGGCCACCGTCATGACATTCGGGCTGTACGGGATAACGAATGGCGTGGTCTATCTGCTGCGTGAATATTACTACGATGCCAAGAAAAAAGGACGGCAAAAAACGGACAGCGAGTTTGCTGATGAATTTAAAAAGTTCCTGGATGATATTCACCCCAGGAATATTTATTTGGACCCGTCAGCGGCCAGCTTCAAGACTGAATTGCGTAAAAGAGGCTACAGTCAGGTTCACGATGCGGACAACGACGTGATCAACGGCATTCGTCTCGTGGCCAGCTTCTTAAGTAACCAGAGATTCTTTATTGACCGCAGCTGCACGGCCACACAGCAGGAAATCACATCCTATGTCTGGGACCCGAAAGCACAGGACCGCGGCGAGGATAAACCGCTCAAGCAGAACGATCACGCGATGGACCGGAATCGGTATATGATTTATACCAGGTTTGGCAGAGGCCCCGCAGCCCGCACCCTGGGCCCAAAGCCCTGGGGTTTTTAGTTTATATCGGTCGCAGATGGGGAGTAAAGAGGAGGCAGAGCAGTGCCCTACATCCAAATCGGTCGCCACGAGTACGACTCCTGGCCCCCGGATGATCCAGTTACAAAAGCGCGCTTGGAAAATTACTCCAGAGCGCGTCTTTTATTTAAGGGCAAGCATCACGAAGTCTTTGAGCGGGTCCAGGCCTGGCTTGACCGGCAGGCCGACAAGACCCTGGTTTATGTGGTTTGTAACTTCGCCGGCCTGCTTTCCAAAGTGTCAGCCGATATGCTCTTTGGCGAGGCGTCCCGCTTTGTCTGTGGTGAGGAAGACAGCAAGGAACAGGAGAACCTGAACACGATTGTTACCGACAATAACCTGCTGTCCCTCAACTATGAAATGGCGCTTTCATCCAGCTGGCGCGGTGAGACAATCTACAAAGCCCGTTTCGGCAAATTCGGGGATTGGGCCGACAAAGAACACGCCATCATCGAATCGGCGTCCCCCGGCATCTTCTGGCCGATTCTCCACGATGACAATGTCCGCGGCCTGCAGGGTGGTGTGTTCGGCTGGGTTAAGACGGCGCCTGATGACAAGAAATACCTACGCCTTGAGCGGCAGCTGCCCGCCCGGATCGAGAACGAACTCTGGCTCCTGGATGGCAATAAAATTAGCCAGCGGGTGCCGTTACGCATGTTCCCGGAATACGCAGAGTTGGAGGATGCTCAGGAGACCGGGTACCCAGGGCTGCTGTTTGAATTTGTGCCCAACTGGCGCCTTGATGACGAATTCTGGGGCATCAATGATTACTATGACCTCGAAGGCATCTTTGATGAGATGAACAACCGTGTGAGCCGGATCAGTCGGGTCCTGGACAAGCACGAATCCCCGCGGCTGATTCTGCCACCCGGCATCATGAAGTTCGACGAGCGGACCCAGCGCTGGTATGTTGAGAAAGAGGATCTGGAAGCGCTGGAAGTGGATCCGTCCGCGGAGAATATTGGTGACCTGCCACGGTACCTGACCTGGGATGCCCAGCTGGAAGCCGCGTTCAAGCAGATTGAGAAACTCCTGGAGCTGGCGTTCATGATCAGCGAGACGAGCCCGGATGCCTTTGGGCTGGGGGAAACAGGCGGCCGTGCAGAATCAGGCCGTGCCCTTAAGTTCCGCCTAATTCGGCTGCTGGCCAAGATCAACCGCAAAAAGCTCTACTTCGACCAGGCGCTGAGAAACATCCTGTATGCTGCCCAGTACCTGCAGTCCGTCCATGGCCGTGGCACGGAGCCGGACGATGTGCGGATAGAGTGGAAAGACGGTTTGCCCGAGGATCCGCTGGAAGCCGCGCAGATTGAAGGTACCCGTACCGGCGGTAAGGCTACCAGCAGTGTCAGGAGTGCTGTCCGCCGGCTGGACGGGCTGACTGGCCAGGACCTGGAGGACGAGCTGGCGGAGATCGAAGAGGATGAGGGCGCCGGGGCTGGCGAGGCAAATGGACCGCGGATAACGTTGCCTCCCTCCACGGGAGAAGGTGAGGCCTGATGGCCGATCCCAGGAAAGAATTAACTCGTTTTAGCGAAGCTGAAGCGGAGCGGCTGGTGAAGTTTTACACTGAAGCGGAGCGGGAGATCCTGGACCGGCTTAACCGGGCCCTCCTACGAGGCAACAAAACGGAATACCTGGCCCAGACAAAAAAAAATATCGAGGCCATTCTGGCGGATCTACGAGCCGGCTCCCGAACCTGGACAGAGGAAGCAATCTCCAGGGTCTACACAAAGGGCGCTGCCACGGCCGACATGATGATCAAGGCTCAGGGGCAAAGTATCATCGGTGGCTTCGGCGCTATCCACCAGCAGGCGGCCCAGGTGCTGGCGGAGAACACATTTCAACGGCTGGACAGCGTGGCGCAGTTGATCGGGCGCCGGACAGAAGGCCTCTATCGTGACCTGGCACTGGAGAATATCCGCGGGAGCGTGGCTGGTTATGATACATGGCAGCAGGTGGCCAGGCGGTACCGGGAGCAACTGGCCGAGCGGGGAGTAACAGGCTTCCAGGACGCAGCTAAACGGGAATGGAATATGCGGACCTACGCGGAGATGGTGGCTAGGACCAGCACCATGGAGGCCCACCTGCAGGGGACGGCCAACCGTTTGGTAGAGCACGGTCATGACCTGGTGAAGGTGAGTACCCATGCCGGAGCATGTAAATTATGCCAGCCATGGCAGGGGAAAATTTTAAGTATTACCGGGAAAACGCCGGGTTATCCAACGCTGGAAGAGGCAAAAGCGGCCGGTCTCTTTCATCCAAATTGCCGTCATGCTTACGGGTTGCATATTGACCTGGATAAAGAAATCGAGGAACTGGAAGGCGAACCGGCAGAAAGCAAGCCACAGTATTACACGGAAATTCAGGGGTTCGATGAAGCAGGGAAAAAGGGACTGGCAAATGCTTTTGAAAAAGCCATTAATTTTGGCTTAATAAATAAGCGGGAATGCCTGCTGACTGTTGACGCTAAAACCGGGCATGAAGTATACTCAATAGTAGAGGGAGGAAAGGACTATGTCCAATTTCCTCCGCAGCTGATAACTTTTCTTGAGCAAGCAAAAGCTAACAGCATAGTGTCGATTCACAACCATCCAAGTAGCAGCAGTTTTTCGGCAGAAGATTTGATTATACTTTCAAGGTTTGATTCGATAAAAACCATAGCTGTAATTGGCCATGACGGGACAAGATATGTTGTGAGCATAGGGAGTGGGCAAACGCCAAGTCCGGCTGAAATTAAAGGCACATTAAATGCAATGGTCAAGAAATACTATAATCACTACAACAGCTTGGTTCAATCTGGGAAAATGGCGCCGGGCGAAGCGTGGAAAGAGCATACACACCAAGCTGTGAGCGATTTATCTAAAAATTTTGGTTGGGAGTACAGGAGAGTGATGCCAGGTGAGTAAGGAAAATTCAATAGGCCTCGATCTCGTAGATGCCACTCCCTCTTATAATCAAAGCTGGGAAGAGTATTGGCAAGAATATCGGGAGAAATACTTCAAGGTCTACGGAGAATATCCGGCTGAGCCTGCAAAAGAAAAGTAGAAAGCACCCTAACCGGTGCTTTTCTTTTTAGGCTTTTCCGGTTTCGGCACGCCCTCCGCAGCGATACCGTATATTTTTCGGTCATTGAACTTTATGGGGATCATTCGTTTGCTGTAGCAAAAGCATTTTAGGTCATCACTCCAATAAAGATTTTGGTGGATAATTCGTTCAGGCTTGCTACTGGGGATATGTGACATACCGGCTTCTTTAAGGAACAGCCGGGTATGTTCCCGCCCCAAGCGGATGAGAGTAGGGACCATACCTTTTTGGTTGAGTATCCAAAGTCTGTGATTAATGCCTACAGTTATTTCCAGTTTGTCCTGGGGCATATACCATTCCATACAAACACACCTCTGGTGGTAAAATTCTCCAGACATGTTAAATTGCCTGCAAGGAGGGAGTTATGGAGAAAATTCTTAAAGAGATGTTGAAAACCCTGAATTCTATTGATGACAGGTTAAAGAAGATGGAGAGACACTTAAAGAGATTGACGAAAGAGCCGGAACGACTCGAAGACTCAGAAAAATAAAGCCCCAGGAGGGCTTATTTTATATCAATTTTAGGAGGTGGCCCAGGTGGCCAAGAAAAGAAACCCGGTCCAGGAGATCAAAAGAGTAAACGTAAGAACCTTTAACCTTCAGTTGTTTGCTGACGGCGATCCACCCCCCAAAAGCGGCGGCGGGTACTCAGCAGAATACGTCCAGGACCTTCGTAACGAGAACGCCAGTTGGCGCACGAAACTGCGTGATGCTGAAGGAGAAAACGAGAAACTCAAGACGCAGCTGGGTGAAGCGAACAAGAAGGTTACTGACCTTGAGGGTCAAAACAAGACGTTCCTGGAGAGCGTCTGCAGTGTATTGGGGCTGGATGCCTCGAAGGCTAAACCGGAAGACGTTGCAGCCAAAGTCAAAGAAGCGACGTCAAACAGCAATGTCACTGTGGAGAAGGCCCAGGAGGCCTTAAGGAAGGCTGCGTTTATCGCGTCAGCTGTAAAGCAGGGCATCCGTAAAGAGGCCCTGGAAGATGCCTATAAGCTAGCCGACTTCTCTTCGGTGAAAGTAGACTTGGAGTCTATGTCCGTGTTCCAAGTGGACAAGGATGGTAAGCAGATCATGAAAGACAATGCTCCCGTGGCCGGCCTGGACTCTCTGACGGAGACCCTGGTGAAGGAGAAGGCTTACTTACTGGGTAAAACCGGCGTCGTCGGAAGTTCTTCGAACCCCGGCGGCGGTGGAGAAGCCGGAAACCTTACCCCCGAGGAAGAGGGCAAGAAGCTGGCCGAAGATCGCATGAAGGCGAAAAAAGCTCAGGCGTCAGGCGGGTTGGACCCCTGGGCAAAGAGCAGTTAATTGATTGTAAATTTGTACAGGAGAGTGATCAATTATGGCTTACAATTTAACTTTTACCCCCGAACAATGGGCGGGGCATGTGCCGTTTATCGACAGCGCGCACCAGCGGTTTATTCGCGGCGGCCTGACCATCGACGCGACACAGGTTGACGCGAACCGCGCGGCTTCGCAGGGCCAGGCGATCATCCGGGATAATAAGCTCATCCTGCTGCAGGGGTCTTATATCAGCGAAAACCCCGGGACGGGGCTGTACGAAGCGTACTGCCCGGCGGTGGCGGCGGTGGCGGCTTCGTTGATTATCGGGGCCGGTGATGCTGCGGTCAGGATTATAGCGAATGTGGCGGGCGCCGCGGGGAATAACATCCAGGTTGTCTTCATAGACCCGGGTGCCTTCGATCAGGAGTTGCATGTAACCTACGACGGCGGGATCATCATCGTGTCACTGGCTACAGGACCGGCAGGAGCTATCACCTCTATTGCCAACGATGTTTTCGCGGCTATAAACGTTGCAGCCGGTGCTGACGTTACGGCCGATGCTCCAGGCACAGGTCTGGACGTCGTCGCGGCGGCGGCTATGGCTCCCCTGGCCGGCGGCGTGGACGGGAACGCGGGCGCGGTCGCGGGGCTGCTGGCCGGCATCCCTGATCTGGAGACCGCTATCAGGTGGCGTGCGGTCGCCCCCGGTGTGGCCGGCAACGCGGTGACCATTGCTTATGTCGACCCGGGTCCCGGGCCAGTTGCGCTGGCAGTTGGTGAAGCCGGGAACGCCATTACCGTGACACTGCAAACCGATGCGGCGGGGACCATCCTTTCTACGGCGGCGGAAGTGGTCGCGGAAGTCGTCGCACAGATCCTGCTTGGCGCTGTAACGTTGGTTACGGCAGAGCTGGGTTGTGCCCTAGGCAACGGTATTGTCTCAGCTATGGCCCCAACCAACCTGGCTGGCGGTGTGGACGCCGGTGTGGCCAACATCCTGGCACGGTATGCCTGCATCCTGTTCGAGGACGTGGAGCTGCAAGACGACCAGGGCAACCTCGCCAACGCTATTGTTACCGGCATTGACCATGGACGTGTTATCGCTGCCAGACTGCCGCTTGCTCCGGATGCAACGGTTCGGGCAGCGCTTCCCGGCGTGATATTCAAGTAATCTGATGTGTTGCAAATATGATTTAGGAGCGTGATATAGATGCATCCTCTTTTAAAAGAGTTTACCCGCAAGAAAGTGCTGTCGTACGCACGTAACATCCCCGAGGAAGGGCACATCGGCCCGACTCTGTTCCCGGTTGTGCCTGTTAACGAACTAACCTTCGAATACTGGCAGAATCTGAATCTTCTACCCGTCTCTGCCAGCCTGCAGGCCTATGGCGCCGAGGCGCAGATTGCCAGCCGTGAAGGTGCCCAGAAAGTATCCGGGGAAATCCCGCCCATCAAGCGGAAGATCTACCTGGATGAGCGCAACATGCTGGCTCTGAAGCGCGAGGGCGCCGGTGACGTGGACATGGTGAGAAACGAGCTGTACAACGATATCGACAACATGGTGGCCGCCGTCTACGCACGAATTGAGCGGCTGCGGATGCAGATCCTGGCTGCCGGGCAATTAGTGCTGCAGGAAAACGGTGTACAGCTTAACGTCAACTTTGGTGTGCCGGCAGCCCAACAGCAGCCCCCGGCAGCTTCCTGGGACGATGCCGCGAACCGTACTATTATCGCGGATATTCAGGCATGGGCCCAGTTGGTGGAAGCAAATACGGGCGTCAGGCCCGCCAGGGCACTGACCAGCGACACCGTTGCCAATCTCATGCTTACCGATCAGACTATCCGTGACATGATTTGGGGCCCGGTAGGAGACAACCGCCCTGTAACCTGGCAAGAGATCAACCGGCTTCTGGCTACTATGGACCTTCCCCAGATTGCGACCTATAATAAGCGGGTCCGCAGCCAGAACGAGGACGGGACATATAATACGTTCCGTTACTTCCCGGCAGACAGGTTTGTCCTGATGCCGGAAGGTAAGCTGGGCGATACTCTCATGGGGCCAACAGCAGAAGCCCTGCTGGACGATGAGGTCGAGGCTAAAAACGTTGCCGGCATTTATGCCAACGTGACCCATGAAAATGAGCCGCCGATGATTTGGACTAAAGCAGCTGCGACTTCAATTCCTACCTTCCCCGCAGCGGACCTGGTATACCAGGCACAGGTGATATTCTAAGTAGCAGAACAAAGTGAGACAAAGAGAGAATCTAACGGCCTGGTATCCATGCCGGGCCGTTAGATTCTAAAGTAGGTGATAATATGGCCGCCGCAACTAATGCGACCGTCCAGCAGGCAAGCGAATATTTTAACGGGTGCCTTCATACCGAATCCTGGGATACCGCGGACGACTCCACAAAGACTAAGGCCCTGGCGCAAGCACAAAGACAACTTGAACCTTATCGCAACCAGGTAAATAGTACCCGGCTTCTTTATGCTGTATGTGAGCAGGCGCTGTGGCTACTCCTAGGGGATAAACGCGGGGAGCTGCAGCAAGCCGGCGTGCAAGGTTTCAGTGTAGGAAATATGTCGGAACAATTTAATACAAAAGGGCGGGACCCAGCCATTGCTCCCCAGGCCTGGGCGTATTTACGGGGCAGTGGGGTGAAGGTGGGGCAGTTGCGATGATAAGCTCATATCTTAACCAAACCGCTATCTGGCACCAAGTAACGGAAAAGAACGAATATGCTGAGCCGATTTTTGCTGACCCGGTCACTATTCCAGTCCGATGGGAAGGGAAACGACGACTGGTGAGAAACAAAGATGGCCAGGAAGTGGTTTCCGAGGCCCGGGTGCTGTGCACCGCTCTGGTTCAAGAAGGAGACCTGCTGGAATATAACGGCCGGGCGTGGCCGGTGATCGTAGTCTCTCCCATACCTGCCCTAGACGGTACCATAAACCACCAGGAGGTGGCCGTGTGATGGCGCGTAAGGGCAAGTGGCGGAGCAGGGAAGCGATTGAAATAGCACAAAAAGCCGGGATGGAAGCTTTAATGACTGGCGGGGAAATGATTCTGACTGAAGCCATTGATGAAACACCTATTTTATCCGGTACCCTTCGCCGCAGCGGTGCGGTGACAATGGGAGCGCTGCCGGATTCGATGCAGATATTCGAGGCAGCAGAAGCCGGAAAAGAACATAAGGATGCCTTTAACAAAGAGCTGGGGAAGGAAAAGGCTGTCTATGTTAGTTTTAACACCGTATATGCACGACGTCAGCACGAAGAGCTTGACTATGAGCATCCGCTGGGCGGCAAGGCAAAATATTTAGAAGACCCCTTTAACCGCAACAAAAAAAAGGTGCAGAAACTGGCCGAACTGGGCATAAAAAAAGCCCTACGTGACGCTGAGTAATGGAGTGATGCCGGTGTGATGCTGAATGAAATAGGCGGCTACTTACAAGCCCAGGGAGCGGGAACCCTGGGCGCCGACATTTTCCTGGGCCTTATGCCGGACCAGCCGGATAACTGCGTGGCCTTGTTTGAGTACACGGGCAGTCCTCCGGACCTGCACTGGAACGGCGAATACCCGGGCCTGCAGGTACGTGTGAGGAATAAAAGTTATGGCTCCGGCCGGGCTAAAATTGGCCAGGTGATACGGGAACTGCACGGGTTGCATGAGACAACTTTAAGTGGTACCCGGTATCTACTTATCAAAGCCAGGGGCACCCCAGAGGTGCTGAAACGCGACGCGAACAATCGTATTGAGTTGTTCGTCAATTTTGAAATCATTAAGGAGAGTGATTAGCTATGGCAATTGCGGGTATGGGCGGGGGCGTTTATCTTGGAGCAAACAAAATAGCCGAAATAGCGAACTGGAGCCTAGACCTGGGCGCTGACGACATTGAAATCACCAGCTTTGACAGCGAGGGCTGGAAGGAGTACCTGGCCGGCCTGAAAGAATGGAGCGGCTCTGTTGAAGGTAACTTTAAGTCTGATGATACCAACGGCCAAAAAGCGATTCTTGCGGCATGGCTGGCGGGGACGGCGCTGGAATTCGATTTCAAGGTTAACGATACGATAACATTCAGCGGCTCGGCTTTCGTTAAGCCCAGCATCGAAGTGCCGGTGGAAGACAAGGCGGCATTCAGCTGCGACATCCAGGGTACCGGCGAGCTGACGCTGCCGGCATAAGGAGCTGATACAAAATGGCAATAGCTGGAATGGTCGGGGCGGTCTACGTTTCTGACGTGCACACCGCCCCGGTTTCTTTTGCCGATGAACCGTGCATGGGCGATGCAGAGCGGAAGCGTTACCAGGTAATAGATCCTGCCTACCGTTACTGGCCGCTTGATGAATCGATTACTGTCAAGGTTAATAGTGATATCGTTACCACAGGCTTTACAGTGGAGCGGGTCGGCGGTTTTGTTGTTTTTGACGAGGCGCTTGATCCGCTGGACGAAGTCACCGTTTCCGGGAAAGCTTTAACTCTTATCCAGGCTGGGGGCTTTTTTAACTGGTCGGTGGATGGAGATGGGGATGATACCGAGGCGACCACGTTTCAAAGCCAGGGTTGGAAAGAGTTTGTCCGGACGTTGAACGGGTGGAACGGCAGCGCGGAGGCTTACTGGGGCGACCGGCAGTTTTTTGATTCACTGGGCAAGACTGTTGTAATGAAACTATTTATTGACTCCGGGCCGGCTCAGGACTGCCTGGAAGGCTTTGCTGTAATAAACGGGGACGGCATCGAGCAGCCGGTGGACGGCCTTGTGCCGGAGACGGTGGATTTTATCGGGACCGGACCGCTGTATCTGAGATTATAGGAGGCATATTGTATGCGAAATAAACCGGTATCTTTCGCCGGCAAAGAATTTCGGGTGGAAGAGAGGAAAATCGGGGAACTGGAAAAACTTGTGGCTGACCTTTTTCCCGAGAGCAAGGGAAACATTTCAAAGGTTGATATCAACAAGCTGCTCTTAGGCGCGAATTTTGACTTGCTGTACAAAAAATTACCCGTTATTTTCCCTGAAATAACCGAAGACAACATCAAGAATGCTTACATGAGCGAACTTGAAGAGTTAGCGGAGGCGTTTGTCGAGGTAAATTTTCAGGGAATAAAGCGGCTGGTGAAGCCGCTGATGGGCTTGATTCAGGCTGGCTTACCGCAGAAGTAGTGGTGTTGCTTGCCCGGGAATTCGGTTGGACGCCGGACGAGATGCGCCGGCTGACGCCGCGGGAGTTGGCCGTTATAATAACCGAGCTGCAGCACCAGGTAGTTATTGAGAAGTATAACGAACAAAAAAACCACTGGGCTTTCCTAGCAGCGGTGATGACCAACAATTTTGGTAGAATTATCGGCATGTTCAGTAAGCGCAGGCAAAAGGCAGTGGGGCCGGATGATTTCATGTCGAAGGATGCAAAGAAAATACTCCAGCGGTTGCTGAAGCAGGATGAGCCGAAGCAGGCGGACTGGAACAGGCATGTTGAAGAGGCAAAGGCTAAGGGGCTGGCGGGGCCGTGGTAATTATCTTTTGCCAGCTTGCCACTTATAACCGCACTTGAGGCAGGTAATCATTATTTTTTTGCTGCCGATTAATCCACCAAGCAAGCCCACTCCGCCAACAAGAATACCACCAGCAGCCGCTTTGCCAAGACTAAAGCCTTTACTTCCGGCATGAAGTTGAGTTGAGTGGCAGCGGGGGCATTCGAGAGGCTCGTCATTTTGTTGTGCCGGTGTGTATGCTTTTGTTTGATTAGCCTTTTGTTCTACGACTAGGTTATGATATTCGCCGCATTCGCAATGAATAACACTTCTAAGTTCGATAAACGGCATATGTGGTTTGATTGTATTTTTATACAGTATATCGTGTTCTTTGCCACATTTCTCACATTTTGCTATCAATATTTGGCGCTTTGGAACGCGTTTAATTAATTCCAAGGTGGCACCTCCTTTTGGCAATATTTAATTAATTGTATCATATGGCGGCAAGCTGATAAACAGGGTGGTGAATAAAGTGTTAGCTGGCGAACTTTTTGTCCGCATGGCACTGGACAGCAAACAATACGAAAAAGACCTGGGCCGGATGGAAGGTGTAACCCAGAAGAAAGCTATGACCCTGGGTAGCATCTTCAAAGGGGCTTTCTCATTCGCCCTGGGCATCGGCCTGCTCCAAGGTTTCCGCTCCCTGGGCGGCGCTATCACTGATTTTGTCAACACTGCTGCCCGGACGGAAGTTCTGGACATCGCCATGCAATCTGTGGCCAAGTCCTCCGGCTACGCTATAACTGCGCTACGTGAGCAGAGAAAATCCGTCATGGAACTCGGTATTGCCGAGCAGGAAGCTACGCAAATATTAACCCGTTTTATGCAAGCGCAGCTCGATACTGCGGATGCGGCCAGGCTGGCCCGGGTAGCCCAGGACGCTGCGGTTATCGCCGGCTACAACTCCTCCCAGGCTGCCGAGCAGATGACGGAAGCTATTGCGAAGCAGCGGCCGGAGCTGCTCTCTGCTTTCGGGATGACCCGCAACATGAACGAAATTTATAAAGATTATGCCAAAACGGTTGGCAAGACGACAAAGCAGCTAACCGAAGCCGAGAAGAAACAGGCCATGCTGAATTATATCCTAGCCGAAGGTGAGAAGATCGCGGGCACTTACGAGGCTTCTATGGGCGTGGTCGGGAAGCAGATCAGTTCTCTGCCGCGCTACTGGGACACGCTCAAGAACGCTATCGCGAAGCCGCTGGCCTTGCCTGCATTGAGTGTCATTGTGGACGGTATCACGAATTCACTTAAAAAAGCTATTAGCTGGGCGGAAGTAAACAAGGTTACTCTGCAATCGTGGGGTAAAGCTGTAGCTAATACCGTAAAGACAGTATTAACATGGGTTACGAGGTTTACAGCGGCTATGGCACAAAACTGGTCATGGATTAAAACTGTTGTAGCGATGTTAATTACTTACAGCATTTCATTAAAAACAGCTGCCATAATGACAGAAATGTTACGACTTATCACGCTGTCCCTTAAAGGAGAATTAGTTGCGATTGGGGATATTTTTGCTTTTCTTAGCAAGGTTGTGGGTATATATCAGGTACAAATGGCATTAGCGGCCATGCAAGGTATTGCTATGACAGGCGTATTGGCTAAGTTAAAGGTTGCGATATATTCTGTCTTAGCAGCCATACCCGGACTTGGCTGGGTGGTATTAGCCCTAACAGCAATAGTTGGCGGCGGTATAGCTCTGTGGAACCGCTATACCAAAACCCTTGAAAAACCAGTAGCTGTAGCCGACATAGCAAAACAAATGGATGCAGTATTCACCAGTACAGAAGGTGCAGCGGACGCAGCGAAAGACCAGGCTGACGCGTTAAAGAAAGCCGGTAAAGCTGCCAGGGACAACATCCAGTCCTTCGACGAAGTCCACCAGTTGCAAGAAGATATGTCTTTAGATACGCCGACCCTGGACGACTTTACTCTGCCGGAAATCCCTGACATGGCAGAGATGCTGGCAGGCTTTGAAACAGAGCTACCTTCATTCGGCGAGCGGGTAAAAGGATTTTTCGGCTGGCTGTGGGACGGGATAAAAAACAGTGCCGTTACAGCTTGGAACTGGATTACTGGAACATTAAAAAATATTTGGGAAGGGTTTGTTAGCCTTACAAGACCGATCTGGGAGCCGATAGCCGGCATCCTTTCCCCGCTTTGGCAAAGCATCGTAACCACTGCAACGACAATATGGGGTGTCCTTGGTCCATTTTTTTCAACCCTTTGGGATGGCATAAAGTCTGTAGCGGAAACAATATGGAAACTCATAGTCTTTTCTCTGGCTTTTATCTGGTTCAGCATCGTTGAGATTGCGAAGACGATATGGTCTGTATTAGGGCCGTTTTTCTCTTTACTCTGGGAAGGCATTAAAACTGTTACTATGGCTATCTGGAACGGGTTGGCAGCTTTCTTCACCGCTGTTTGGAACACTATTGTAACCGCTGCGACAGCAATTTGGTCTGTATTGGATCCTTTCTTTTCAACTCTCTGGGAAGGCATAAAAAAAGCTGCCCTGGTTGTTTGGAACTTTTTAGCTCCTTTCCTGAAGGCAGTATGGGACGGGCTGCTTAAAGCGGCAAGCATCTGGAAATCAATTGGCCGCGCTGTCGAAGATCCCGTTGAGGCAGCCAGAAAAGCCGTAGAGACTATCAGCAACAAAATTAAGACTACCATCGGCGCAGTCTGGAATGCGATATTGAAGAAATTCACAGATATGAAAGACATGCTTTATAACAGGATTGTAGAACCCTGGGAGGCGGCTAAAGAGACTGTATTGGGCATCGTCAAAGAGGCTATGTCTTGGGGTAAGAACCTGATTCAAAACATAATCGACGGTATCAAGTCAAAGTTTTCCAGTCTGAAATCAGCGGTTTCCGAAGGTGTGGACATCGTGAAAGGTTTTCTTGGTTTTTCTTCTCCCACAGAAAAGGGTCCCGGCCGCTATGCTGACAAGTGGGCGCCGAACCTGATAAAAATGTTCGCGGAAGGGATATCGGGCGGTGTGCCGGAAATCCGCAGTGCCGTTAGTGACATAACTAAGCAACTCACAAGCTTTGTACAACCGATGGTTCAGCAGCCTGTTACATTGACACACAGTGCAGCCACGACGTCGATCGTTGATAGCGCTAGTATTGCCGACACTGTCGCGCAGGCGGTTTACCGCGCCGTCATGGACGCCATAAGAATATCTCAAGCTTCTCAGCAGGCAGATGACAGGGATTTAGTACTAAAAATTGACAGCACGGTTTTAGCGCGACTGCAATTGCCCGCCATTATTAAAGAAGGCAAGCGCCAGGGGTTGAATTTTGTCGTCAGGCCTCAGGGTACATAAGGAGGCGTAAAGGACAATGCTAATAATAGCAGGAGTTACAGTAAAGGCACCATCAGACCTTAAAATCGGGCGGTTCGACATAACGAAATCAAACCGATCCGCTTCCGGCAAGATGGCCATGGACATTATTGCTCCCAAGAAGCGGCTAGATGTGACCTGGAAGATGATCAAGGACAGCGATTTAAAAACAATCATTGATACGATCACGGCGCATAAGCCGTTTTTTACTCTGGAGTATCCTGATGTGGGTGGCCAACAGAGCATGATTTGTTATTCGGGTGATATTACAACCAGCCTGTGGCATACGATTGGCGGGGTAAGGTATTGGGACGAAGTGCAAATTTCGTTTATACAACAATGAAATGAGGCGTGGCAATGGTTAAAACCACGGCTACAGGGAAAGAGTCCGTTATAGCTTTGTTAGGAAAGGAGAGTAAGGATGAACCAAAGAGACGTGTCTCAGGTAGGAGGAAAAATCGTCTGCGTGTTAGATGGCCCTTTGGGAAAAAGGGTATATAAGACACATAACATTATCACCAACGCAGGAGATATCTTTTATGCCCAGCGGATGGCGGGAGAAACACCGGATAACGCTTTTGCTAACCTCGTATTGGGCTCCTCAGCCGTTCCTACTCCAAGTAAAAGCAGCGATTACGATGACATTACGCCCATTGCCGACACAAACAAAGCTCCTTCTGCCGGGTATCCAAAGACTGATGACGACGACCCGGACAACACAGACGTGGATGTAAACGTAGTTACCCATAAGTATTACTACGCCAAAGCCGACTTCAATGCTGCGAGCATCACAGAAGGGGTTATCACGATAGCAACTCCGGAAGCAGGCTCTCCTGTATTGACCCACTTTGCATTCGCCAGCATATTTGAAAAAACGGAAGATGATACGCTGACCGTGTTTATCAACCACGTGATGTTAGGGGTGTAAGCCGTGCCGCGTCTTAACTTTAAGAATAATAGCTTTACCTTTCTTGCTGAATCAATAACCGCTGTCCAGGACTCCTTTGAAGTCGCGGACGCCTCTGCTTTGCCTGATGTTCCCTTTCGTTTGACCATTCTTGATGGAACAGCCAAGAGTGACGCCCCTGTGGAGATCGTGGAAGTTGGCGCGAAGAGTGAGGTTACGGATGTGCTTTCTAATGTCCTCCGGGGGAGAGAAGGAACGACTGCTACAACCCATGATTCCGGGGTCAGGGTGGAGAACAGGCTGACGGCAGAGGCGCATGGGGAGCTTGCCGACGCGCACATCCCCATAAACGAACAGACTGGTACATCCTACACCCTTACCCTTACCGACGATGGCAAACTGGTTGACTGCAACAACGCCGACCCCTTCACGCTGACTGTCCCAAAAAACTCTGTGGTGGCATTCCCCATCGGTACGCAAATCCTGGTTCGCCAGAAGGGAGCAGGACAGGTAACAATCGTGCCTGTGGACGTGGATGTAACCCTTAACCTTGCGGAGAGCGAAGACACCACCAGGGTGCAGAACTCTGTCGCCGGGCTTATCAAAGTCGCCACGGATACCTGGGCTGTTTTTGGCGATTTGGAGGCGGGTGCGTAATGGGCTTTCTAGTGATGCCAGCGGTTATGGCGGCGAGAATTAAAGCTGCTCTGTTCTATCTGTATCAGCTAGGCGTAGAATGGGTAGGTGGATGGTATGGTGACACAGACACTTACGATAATCCTACTCACACTGTTTCTACTACAAAAGAAAGTGACCATCTCTTAATTCAGTACGCAGGTGAAGCCGCGACTGGTGGATATTGTTATGGTGACTGGTACACTTCAGGTGTGGATTTAACTGATTGGAATATAGTGGCGGTTGAAATTGAATCGGCTGAAGTTACTACAAATGGGGCAATATTTTGGGGTCATCGAATTAATTTTTGGGACGAAGACGAGACAGTAATTGAATTTTGGGTACCAGAACCCACCAGTAAAACTATTTTTTACCTTGATGTATCTGGATTGACTGGAATTTGGGGACTGCTACTGCTAACCGATGCAGGGTCGCCTACTGATTGGTCAGGGCAAATTGATATAAAGCTATTTAATGCTTGGTTGGAGAACATCAATTGGCTCCCATATCTCTATAACGAAGGCAAAGAGTGGCCTTTTGGATGGGTGTATGAGGGTGGTGGGGAAAGCCTTAATATTACTGATTCCGGCACAAAAGAAACAGACCATCTTTCAGTGAAGATAATAGGAGACGAAGGACTAGGGGGGCACGGTGGCCAGTGGTGGCCAGATGTCGGGGATCGTTTAGATTTAACAGAGTGGGACTCCATTAAAATAGATTGGCAAGGACTATTAACCTCTGTTCCTGGTGGGGATGGTGCTAGTTTTTTCTGCTCCCTCTATGATGCTGATTGGAATTATGTTGGAGACGCAGGAAGTGGAGCAGCATTTAGTCGTACAACAGATGCTATTGATGTGTCTGCTTTAAGTGGAGTCCACCTTTTGATTTTTGGGTGCTCTGTTTCACCCGGAATGACACCGTGGACTGGAGAGGCGGAACTTAAAACTTATAAGATCTGGCTGGAGAAAAGCGCGTAATAATGTGGAACCCCATTAGCTGGAGGGGATACAGGTATGCTAAACGATTACGAAGTAAACGGAGCGATGCTGAACGATACCGGCGTGTTATTGCGAAACCTATTTCAATTGGTACTGGAGAACGTGAATGCTTTCGAAAATACCAACAAAGCCTTAGGCTTCATTCGTTCCGTTACCATGGTGCTGTCAGGAATCGAAGCGGCTATAAACGTAAAAGGTTTGGCTTTTTCGGTGGCAGATAGACTGCAAGGGACAGAATTCATGAGACGTATTAGAACCCTAATACGCTTTCGACAGGAAACGATAAACTGTTCCGAACAGGTAACACGGGCCCGCGTTATGATCCGCAGAATTTTGGAAGGCGCTGCAACTATAGAGTTTGCGGAGCGGATTCGAAACATTATTAAAATTCGAGCCGACGTTGCAAGTGTCTCCGAAATTGTACGTAAGCTGAGAAATCGAATACGATTAAAAAAAGAGACACTACAAGGGGTCGAAACTATCGTTCACCCTTTGTCCCTTCGTGAGTTGTTCAATGCCTTGTCTCGGAGCATCAAAGCGAAAGTCGAAGTCTTCTTCAACGGCGTCTCGGAGCCTCCGGAAACCTTCCTGACGGAAGATTTAACCTCAGTCAGCCTGCTGGAAGAGATAAAAGCGGACACCGAGAATCCCCTGGGGGCAGTGTCCGCGAATGAAGCGGTGGTGGGCTTCAACAACGAAGAAAGGAAGATGTCCCCCACTAATGCTGACGGCCCCTTCTTCGGCAAGCTGCTCCCTGGTACCAAGGTGGTTGTCTATATTGGGGCAGCGCGCCCTTCCGGAGTTACCGAATACGTCAAATTAGGAACATTCTACACGGGAGACTGGCGGGCGCCCTCCGACTCAATGGAAGCGCATGTTACCGCATACGATAAGCTGATGTCCCTCGGAGAGAAAGAAGTTCCTCCTATCCCTGCGCAACTTGCAACGACCATTGGAGATCTGTTGGAACTCGTCTTTGAAGCAATAGGGCTTGTCCCGGACAATTATATGATTGATGCAGCTCTCTATAACATCAATGTACCCTTCGGGTATTTTCCGGATACTACAGTCAGAGAAGTGCTGCGATATATAGCTCAAGCCGGGCAGTGCTTCGTATATGTAGACAGAGACGAGAGGATACGGGCGGAAATGCTCGACCTGACGGCAGACCCCTATTGTACTCTGAGCGAGGACGACCAGGTCATTACCGTTGAGATTCCTACAACGTATTTGAATACGTTCTCATCGGTAGCCGTACAGCACTATAAGATAAGCCTCAAGCCTATAGATGAAGTATTGCAGATCGACGATATAGAAGTCCCTACCGGGACTTTAGTCCTAAACAAATCCAAGTTTACGACAGCCCCGGTGGGAATGGTAGAGAGAGTTGAGGTCCGGGGGTCCACCAACACAACGGTGGCCACAGTCGGAGTAAGCCCCTGGACGATAAGTTTGGAGCTCTCTAATACCGGGGCCCCGGAGACTGTCTCTATCGTAGTTTTCGGCAGAGCTATTGAGGCCGCGTCGTCCGAGAAGCTGATGGAGGATCTCCCTCTGATCGCGCTGATCGGCGAAAGGAGGCTTGCCGTAGAGAACGAGATCATCCAGGACGGCACCTACGCGGAGCAGTATGGCACCCAGTTGTTCGAGATTGTGACGAATCCGCACTCCGAGGCAAGGGCTGAGATCCGGGGGAACCCGTTTTTAAGGCTGGGGCAGGTAGTAAAGCTGGACAGCCCTGTCAACAAGGTAAACGGGGAGAAGGTGCTTATTTACCGGAGCACGTTGCAGTTCGAGGGAGCTCTTGAGGGTACAATCGAGGGAATTCGCATTAAGGAGGTGCCGTGATGGAATACGGCCCTAACCTGCTCTCCAACCCATCAGCGGAAACCGGGGATACCACAGGGTGGAATACGAGTGGAGTGACTGTGCTGGACGGCGGAGTAGCCGGTTCGAAGTATTTCAGGCTGGACTCTTCCGCTTACATGAGCCAGGAGGTAGAGAATATTGCATTTGTTCTGTCGCCGGACCACTTAAGGATCGCTCTCCGTTTCTTATTCGAAGCCCCTCTGCCAAGACTGGAAACGGGCGTAAAGGCATACGTGAAAGTAGTTTTGGAATACTTTGATACGATCACTACACATGTATTCCCGCTTTCAACTGTTTTTGCAGAATCCGAGGTGAAGCCTGAAGGCACCTGGTACACGTTTGACAGCCAGGCGCCGCTGAGAGTGGATTCGGTCCTGCTGAAGGCCACCGTCATGGTTGTAACGGATGGCATGCCTGCAGGAGTAGGCATTGACGCTATTGAACTGCAAAACTTCATATCGGACCTTGAAGCGCACGAGTTAAATCCCAATCCGCACCAACTGCCTCTTGCAATTACAGTGAACCAGCAAGGCATCAAGGCTACCAAAGGCGAGAAGGTAATGTTTTGGCTCAAGGATACGGGAGATGCGGAGTTCGCCGGGGAGTTAAAAGCGGCTACGGGGACGTTTGTGGGGGCCCTGCAGGCTGCGACGGGGACGTTCAGTGGGACATATACCGGGTTCTTGGATGCAGAGCAAATTATCACAGGTACGCTGCAAGCGATAGATATGGTTGGCGGCACGATTAGGACAGCGGATATTGGATACGGTAGGATAGAGTTGACAAGCAACCATCTATTCCGAAGCTATAACAGTAGCAACCAGTTACACGGCATTTTCATTGATCCGATTGGAACATACGAATCCATAACACGATTCTTTGCCTTGGGTTCAGAGTTCTTCTCAATATCCAACAATGCGGGGGGAACCGGTGCGGAGTTATCAGCTCCAGGTTTTATCTCCTTAATCTGTAGCAACACGATACATGCAGTTTCAAGTCTACTTGACTGTTGGGGGGACTTGGACGTAGGCGGCTATGCTTCATTCTCTGGCGGTACAAACCTCTCTGCGGATGGAGTAACAGTAGCCCCTCATAACCACGGCATTGCGAACGGCACACAGCTTGCACTGGCGGGAGGTGGTGCTGTTACATGGGTATCTTACCCCGGGGATTATCACGGACACAGCATTTCATAATTAGGAGGTATTCAGGTGAACAACTATAGCATTTTAGACAAGAAGGTTAGGCAAGAAGATAGGAAGGTCATCGTAACAAAAACCATGGAAGAAAGATTAACCCGGAATGACTTACTTGTGCTGAAGGAACAGTTTGGAAGACAGAAGCAACAGATTATCTACCGGTTTCAGGAAATAAAAAAGCAGCATGAGCTAATTACTGCACAGGAAAAAGAACTGGATAGTTTGCTGGCGATGCTGCCTGAAGAAAAAATAGAGCTTTAATTAAGGGTGATATTCAATTCAACGGTTTCGGTCGCAAAACCTCCTGATAACTTCCAACTGTCACTGTACTCATCATAGCTGTAAAAAGACCATCCTATTTCTAGCTTATCAATGACAGACCCAACAGGGTATATGGCAAACTGTGTTTTCTTACCGTTGAAAATAGTACCTGAATTAATTACATGACCTGAGAAAAATGGCGATTGTTCAGAGAGTAATCTATGTCCGAATACTGACCGTGACATATACAGATTCGGGATTGTCTCAACTGAGACTGTATAAGAAACAACCCTTTCATTGCTTTTTAGAACATAGTCAGTAAACACATTTATATCCCAAATCTTAATGTTGTCTATTTCAATGGTGTTTCCTATATACTCTTCTTTATAGTTAATGGGTATCGTGTTGATCGGATCAGCGGTTATTTCAGGCTCTGTCTTAGCCGTCTCCTGGGGAGGCTGTGTACTTTCAGTCTGTTGACCGGTGATAACCACCGTATTTCTTTCCCCATCCCACTCTACCGTGGCCCCCAGAGACTCCGCAACAAACCGTGCCGGCACCATGACCCTGCCGTCAATTAATTGCGGCGGCACATCTGTTACAACTTCATTTCCGTTGATCACCAGGCGTATATTTGACGAAGCTGTAACTCCGATGGCGGTGGCAAGCAGAAAACCTATCACCAATCCCACAACAAACTTTTTCATTTTTACACCACTCCTTTTCATTAAGGATGTTTTTTTTATTATATCCAAAATTTCACATTTTGGATACAGGGAGGCGTCAATATGGAGATTAAGTTGCCGTATTTCGAGATCATCAACATCCAGTCGGTAACTCCGGAACCCATCCCTTACGGTGTCCAGATGATCGGGGCACCGTTGGAGTGGCCGGAAACCAAGGGCAAGGGTGTCAAGGTGGCTGTCTTGGATACCGGCAGGCCGAACCACCCGGATATCACGGTGGCCGGCGCAGTGGACTTTACAGCAGCCGGCGTGGATGACCGTCAGGGCCACGGCTCCCATGTGGCCGGGACGATCGCCGCAAACGGCAGAATTAAGGGCGTCGCTCCGGAATGTGAATTGTATGCGGTCAAGGTGCTGGGCGACAAGGGGAACGGCCAGTACGACTGGCTGATCCAGGGGATCCGCTGGAGCATCGATAACGGCATGAATGTGATCAGCATGAGCCTGGGCGCGTCGAAGCCGCCCGACAGCCGGCTGCATGACGTGATCCACGAGGCCTACACTGATGGTATCACCCTGGTAGTGGCTGCTGGCAACATGGGCGAATTCGGATCGGGCACCGTGTTATACCCTGCTGTCTACCCGGAGTGTATGGCCGTGACGGCCGTGGACGTGGAGAAGAAGAACCCGCTTTGGTCCAGCAAGGGGATCGAGGCAGAGCTGGCGGCCGCCGGCGTGGAAGTCTACTCCACCTGGTTGAATGGCCAGTATGCGCTCCTCTCCGGCACGAGCATGGCCTGCCCACACATCACCGGGGCGGTGGCCCTGATGATCGCTAAGCGGAGGATCCGGGGCCTACCGGTCAAGCCGGACCTGGTCCGCGACAGCATGGCGGTATACGCCGAAGACGTTGGCCCTGTAGGACGTGACGAACTCCACGGCTACGGGGTTTTTTCGTTCGGGCGTTTTGATGCTGCTGATACGGTGCAGCCACGTAAGATTGAACTCTGGATTGATAATCCGCAAGCCCGAGTGGATAGCAAAGTAGTGCAGGTGGACCCGTACAATGTCAATGTGGCGCCGCGGATCATCGAGGGGCGGACGATGGTGCCGGCCAGGTTTGTGGCGGAGAACCTGGGGGCGAATGTTGGCTGGGAAGAAAAACAAAGGAAGGTGACAATCACCAGGTAGGGGAGGCAGTCGGGTGGAGCAATGGGGTCAGTTCATCAGCAGTGTTGGGTTCCCGGTCTTTGTGGCGGTGTATCTTTTGTTACGGCTTGAGCCGACAATCCGCGACCTACAAAAGACTATCATGGTGCTTACGGTTGTGGTGGCCAAGTCTTCTGGCGTGGACTACGAGGAAGCAAAAAGAATGGCCGGTTGTGAAAAATAAGGAGGAATACTTATGTTTGACCTGGCTTATGAAATCATTGAAGCATTGCAAGGGGCCATGCAGAACCCCTGGATGCTGTTGTTTATCGGTACCTGGGTACTGGGGTATATGTTGAAGGAACATTCTCCGTTGCAAAACGACCTGATTCCCTGGGTTCTTTTTGTTTGGGGCGGGATCCTTGGCTTCGTGCTTATTGAACGGAGCCTGGGCGCAGTTATTGTCGGGGTGTTTATCGGCGTTGCTCAGGTTGGCCTGTACGAGGTGTATAAACCTTTTAAGCGGTTTATTGGTGGTGAATAACCATGCCCCTTGAACAATGCGCCTTTTGTGGCCTTGAATTTGAAGCTGCTCCAGACAACTTTGCCGGTAGTGCCACGGGGGAACCGATCTGCCCCCGGTGCAAGGGGGTAGAAGCGCTGGCTGAGGAGGTGAAGTCATGAGCGAGAAAGTGATCGTCACTCGTGCCGGCCATGGGGGCCAGTCTCCGGGTGCGGTACATCCTCCATACACCGAGAAGGATGAGACGCTGAAGGTTGACGCGGCCCTGGCTGCCGCACTGGCGCAAAAGTACAACGGATACCGCCTGATCCGGGCCCGGCCGGCAGACGTCACCCTCTCGCTGGCCGACGGGATAGAGACCGCCCGCCGTGAGGGAGCGGATGTATATATTGACATCCACCTTAACGCCGGTGGCGGGACGGGTCCGGAGACCTATGTGGCGCTTACTCCGACGGCAGCGGACCTGGGCCTGGCCAGGGCAGTACACGGGGCGTTATATGGGTACCTGGGACCGACGTTCAAGGTTCCGGATCGCGGCATCAAGCGAGTAGATTTTTATGTGCTACGATACACACGGGATATTCCGTCCATCCTGGTCGAGATCCTTTTCCTCGATCACTCTGTGGACCGGGCTGCAATATCATCCCCGGGATTTTATGATGCTGTGGGAGAGGCCCTGGCTGATGGGGTAGCAGCGTTTCTCGGTCTGTCATTCCGGGAGACCCAAGAGGAGCGGGTTCGTGAGCTGGAGGAGAAGGTAGCACAGTTGGAAGCCCGTGATGCCAAGAAGCATGATCTCATCAATAAGGGCCTCTGGCATGTGGCCGAGGCCGAGAAGTTCCTGAGGGAAGCGCATAACTTGAAGTAACGAAGGAAGTCCGGGAAACCGGGCTTTTTTTTCGTTTATGGCCAGAAAAACAGATTTTATATTCGGCTTCTGCGGGGCGAAATGGGATGGGTTTATATGAATTAAATTTTGAAATAGGGAGCCTGCTTTAATAAAAATTTCGTATTAAGTCACTAAAAAAGTAAATACTAAATTAAAGTAGTAGATGATGAGAAGGAGTTTTATAATGAAGGATAGATTTTCCATTGGATTTACATCGGGTATTATTGGAGGACTTGTTCCCTTCATATTTAATTTCAGTAGTCGAGCATTAGGGTTTACGACATTACTTTGGTCAGACTTTATGGGTTCAATCATGCTTGGTAGAATGCCAGAGGGTACCCTGGAGAGAGTCTTCTTTGTAGTTGTGGAATTCATGTTTTTAGGTGTCCTTGGTGCAATCTTTGCCCTAATTCTTCCCTACATATCCAGTAAAC